TTCCTTTTGGTGTTCGAAGAGTAACTGCATATCTTCGATAGGATGAATTACTCCGTGCAACTGAAAAGCTGGTTCTGCAGAAACCATTTTGCAACCAATATATTTATTCATGTGATTCTCCTCCTAATCTGGTATTTCTGTAGGGTAAGCCATCTCCCCACTCACTAATTCCACACCGCCCATTTCAATAATGATTTTCTGATGTGGATTGCAATTTTCATTAAACCATTCAACTGCTGGTCTAGTTGCTTCGGTAAACTCTCGTTTTCTTTTGCAATATGGTTTAACTTCTTTGGCAAACAACTCTTCGTTCAGCTTATCTGCAGCTAAAGAAGCTATTCTATTATCTTCTCTTCCGGCCAATACGCAACAGCATGTTGCGCCAACACCAACAGTTGCTCCTAACAGCGCCGCAAGGATATGTGAGCCTAACATTTTTCTTCAGGATTGATTACTTCCTGCTCAGAATCTTCTTCCAGTTCGTACCAGTCCTCTGCTAACACATCTGTTGCACTCGGGAACCAAGGAACAATCGCATTATAGTTTGTCTTGATGACAAGATGAGGATAAAAAGTACCTAAAGGTGCTTTTTCCTGTAAGGTAAACTGTTCTGTGTTGTAAGGGTCAAGTAAAGTAATAAACTGATCTTTCCCATTCCAGCCTCTGCGCGCTACTTTACCACCGTCTTTTAAGACATTGATTGCACATCCGAAGTCAAAGTCATCTGCATCATCTGCAAAAACAAAATCTTCGATATAGATTTCTTTACAATTTGCATGCACAAGATTCTCGTCATATGTTTTATCAACATATTTCATCTTTTCTTCTACATTTGGATTAGTAATCGCTTCTGTTTCTCCTGTAGGCATGTGGATAAACAGAACAACGCATGAAACACCTGACTTTTTAGCTTCTTCATACGCTTCAAATAACTCTTTTTTTGTAATTTTTTCTTCTTTTTGACTCATTTTTAAGCCCTCCTTTTTTGCAATAAAAAATCACCAGCACTTACGTTTTACTGGTGATTTATAGTTCAATAATATCTTTAATTTCGCTTTCGAAAAGTACATAGTCTCCATCGCCTGTATATATGGAGATAAAGGCTTCTTCTCGGTCATATTCTTCTTTTCCTTGGACTGATCCACCAAAACTATCTACAATTCCAGTGAATTCTGATAAATCATCACAAATTACAGTGACGCCCTTGTCTAAATATTGGTCAAACGCCATCATTGGCCTTTCGCCCCTTTCTTACTTGGATAATCAGGAATTACATGTACACCTTTCTTACTATACTTGATTTTAAATACAGGTGTTTTTGCTTCTACGCCATTAAGATTATTTACAACAATACCGATGTCATCAGGATGGATAGTGACAACCTCTTCATTAAGCCATCTTCCATCTTTCCCTCGTTTCAATATTCCTGTTCCTGCGTATTTATCAACTAATTTCTGTACCTCGTCTTCTGGTATAGTTAAATAGCTCGGTCCATATTGCCCCTTTCTTTTGTACACATCTTGATACTGCTTATATTCATGACTTCCAGGGACGTGTTTGAGATACTGTCCTTTTTCAAGCGTTTTCTTTGTTTCTGAAGATTGAATTTTATCTCGAATAGGTTTGTCCCTAAGATAGGCTTTGACATTATCAGCTTCGTTACCTGTATCATACATCAGATTCGCACTCTTTTCAATCTTTTTGCGTGCACGTACTGCTTTCTGTGACACAGAGCGATTATAACCAAGTTCCTGCGTCCTGTCTGCTCTAGCTCTCATACCAGATGCTTTAGAGAATTTGTTGTACTCTTCTTTCTGCCTATTCAACTTAATACTAGAAGCTGTAAAATCGTCATTTAAGCCGGCAGCTTCGTATCCCACAGATTCTCGTTTAGTCTTCCTCATCTGACGTTCCATGTATCTCATTCTTTGAGATGCTTCGTAGTATGTATAAGTTTTCCCGTCATACTCGAATGGAGGTGGATCTATATTTTTCAGTTCCTCATCACTCCATGCTCTCGGCGAATCTTCATGCACGCCATAATAAGTATGCCTACAATTTACACCACATAATCCCTCAGCTGTTCCGAGCCCTGTAGACTCAACTAATGGCGGATATACTTTGTGTTTACCTGATCGGCTAAACCATCGGCCTTGCCATTCCTGATGTGTTGGACGAGCGCCCATATGAGCTGTAGTTTCGACTAAGTCTAAGCCTAGTTCATCACAAATCCCATCATTCATATGCCTTGCCATCTGGTTAATTCCAGTCAAAGTGCACATTCTTGCTGCCGAAGCCACATTCATTCTTCTGCCGGATTCGTAATCAATATATTGAATTCCTTTAGAAGACAAGTCTTTTACAGCATTTCTTACTGCTGTATTGTAATCCGTTATTCCATTAGATACTTGCAACTGTACAAAGTCCAACGTTCTTCTGTAGTAGTCTGTAAGATTCTCTGTTCCATTCGCCGTGGCAGTTCCTAGGGTTCTTGTGATATTTTTCAATTCACCATTTGTCTGTTTTGTTGCTGCCTTTATATAATTGGCCAAAAAAGTATTCTTGGCTATACGTTCTGCAGATAAACCAACGCTTGTGAATCGCTCGACATCAGACCGTGCAGCTGTAAATGCTGCATCTTCAAAAACTTCCTCTATTTCTTCTTGAGACACATTAAGTATTCGGGCAGTTTCTTTCTGAATCTCCTCTTCTGACAATCCAATAAGCTCTGCCTGCTCAGCTATCCATTCCGCTGTTTCTGTAACCTTTCCAGCCTTTGCGACTCTTCGAGCATAATCTTTTATTATGTAATCGTCCAAAGCTTGGAAAAGCCCATCTATGCCATCTGGATAAAGGTCTAAATCATCGGGTGTAAACATTGTTTATCACTCCTCTTCATGCTCTGGAGTCTGGTCGTCCGGATCATTGCTATCGAAAGCAGGAGGCAACATTTTCTTTGCCTCTTCTTCTGAAACACCAAAGTACCATGCTGTTACCTTTTCTGGGCGAATCATTTTGGCTGCGGCCAATTGCATAAGCCTCGCAAATTCTACTTCTGTATCTACTACAATGGAATCATCGAAGTCGAACATCATTTCATACTCCCCATCAGGAGCAAATTCGTAAAGTAATGCCAATACATAAATGGAATAAATCAGATTCTCATGAGCATTTTTAAACGCCTGCTGGATATCGCTCACACAAGAATATGATCTCTGCTTAGACTGTTTTACTTCTGTGGCTGTTTTGTCGACTTGCTGCGGCTTGGAAATCGTTCCATACGACAAGAAGCACTGGAATTCAATCTGTCTCAGGATTTCATTTAGACCATTGAATAAACTACCGTCACGAATCGTCGGATTGTATTCTTTCAACTTTTCTTCCAGACCTTCAAAAATTCTAAACAGACGCTTATCACGTCCTTCCAGCTGAACATTTCCTCTTTCATCCGTAATGAAGATATCTTCATCTCCGAAAACAGCTGCTTGCGTTGCCTTGTATTCCCAAAGAATATTGGACCACTGTTCATCAGCCTCTTTGATTGTATCAACAGCCCTGGCAAATATGGAAATTCCCAACGGACTGTTATCTTCAATATTGTTGGCCATTGGCATCTTAAAGTATGCAAACAATGGTTTTTCAATATTGTTAATAACAACTTCTGGCTGAATATTTGACCATTCAGGCACTTCCTCTAAAGTTACCTCTTTGCCCAGAATACTGTCATTGCTTTCCCCTATTTCAGAAACTTCTGTGACAAACACCTTGTTTCGAATAGTGTATGTCGTTTCATCCAGCTCATGCCATTCCATTCTCGTATACTTCTTTTTTCCAACAATCTTCTGGTCTGGGAAAATCGCACCAAGTATTTCTCCGTTAGAATCAAACTTAGTAGGATAAAACTCTCCAGCATGTACAATACTCACACCGATTCTGTTTGTATTAGGCATAACATATGGTTTTAATGCTACGCCACCTTTTGCGCATGCGAACTCTGTGTATTGTCTTGCATTTGAAACACATTTTTGCAATTCATTGTTTATATAATCCGCCATTGGCGACCCTGAAACCTTTACCTTCATCTCGGTTGTAACAAGTCTCGCCATTTCTGCCGAAACTGTTGCAGCAAGATTCAATAATCCAAGCATTTCGCCTTTCCACGGAGGTTTGTTTTTGTACATTTCTGTCCATAACTGAATAGCATTCTCCATCTCTCCGGAAACAGCAATGGACGTACTGAACGCTTTTTCTACTGTTACTTTTTTCGAAAACATACTTTTCACCACCTTCCCAATCTTTTTTATAACATCTCCAATAATCATTTGTTACCACCACCCTTTTTTACAATGAGTTTATTGATAAATCGTTCATAACAATATTCAAATGCATCTAAGCTGTCTATATCCGTTGTCCCATCATCAAGACGTACGTTTTCAGTAAGGTTCTTTGGATCCCATACAGCTGTTGATATGGCATCCATCAACGATAGACACTCTTCTTCAACATAAAAAAACCTGCCACCTACTGACAGGGCAACAAGCGTAAATATTCTGTCATTTATAACTGTTTTTTTAGCATTGCCTGGAGCTATATTCCCAAAGCCTGCAGCATTCATGGCTTTCTTCAATCCTCTTATTAGTACAGATTCTGCAGAGTCGGCATATGTTGCAGTAACATATCCGTAAGTATCATAAATATCACTTACAAATTGTACGAATAATTCTCCGAGTTTATCTGGATCCACATCCTTGATTTCTTTTCCAGTATCTGGGTCTATTTCTCCCTCTTTATATCTCCTAGACTTTAATGCTACGACTTCCCTAT